GCTTTGACTGCATCTGATACGCCGGTTACAGTGCCATCATCGCCCTGCTGTATTGCCGTTTTATCTGCCAGTGCATAGGCATCTTCTGGATGCGCCGCGCCCAATAGAGCAGCCTTCGCTACGAACTCGGCTCGAATCAGGCGTTGGTTTGCGCGGTCCATTGCAGCTTTCGCCGTTGTCTCCGCAGTCACTCGCGCCTCTCGCTCTCGCTCAAGTTCACTCTTTTGTGCGTCCTCATATTCCTGGTACTTGGTGGCTTTCGCTTTCAGGTCGGCATAGTCCGAAAACTTTGCCCGCTCTCTTGAAGCCCGTTCACCTAAAAGCCTGTCTACTTCCGCTTGATTGAATGTTTTTACTCCATCGCCGAGACCAGCATCAGGCAATTCACCGCTGCCCTGTGCGTTCTGGTCATTGTTCTGTTCATCTGCCATTTGTTTCTCCCTCCGGCTTTAACCGTTGCCGTCACGTAAGTTACCCAGCTTTATGCCGGGTTAAACACTATTCAGGTTGCCCGCTCGTTTCGTCCTCGATGTATATTTCTTCCTCTGCCGCACCGCAGAACGGGCAGCCCTCTTTGTCCGATGCGCCTTTTATGACCCACTGGATTCCACACAAGTCACAATGTCCAACTTCATCTGCCATTAGTCACCTCAATCGCTATCAACGCCACCCTCTGCACGTCGGTCATTCGTCCTATTTCACCAGTGCCTTGAAATATTCATTTTCTACTTCATTGTCCGCCATGTCCATCAATGGAACTACAGCTTGTTCTATTAGTGCCATTTCTATACGCTTCGTGCAAGTAATATTATTACCGTATACGCACACATTATAGGAAATTGCTTCACCATCTTTGTTTCTCTCGAACCAATATTTCTTGTCCATCATTCCCCTTTCGCTGCCTCTTGGACAGCCCTCTTGTCGCGTTCAACCGTCACGTCTTCTCGTAACGCCTGAGTGATCCCGTCGTCATACTGGGGCAGGTATAGCGCAATGCTTGTCCTGCAATAGAAGTGGAACGGCGACCAGTCCATGTCATCAGCAAACCTCGGTGTGCCCGTTAGGTGGAATTTACCATCTACCGGCTGCACCTGCCCCGCTACGCTTAAACACGTGTCCGTTGTTCTGTCGTCAATCGCTGGTATAGGTTGCTTCATCCAATCAAACGCCTGCGCTGGTTCACGTCCTACCGTGCTCATAAACGACGTGGCGACGCTCTTTGACGTTGCATCCGCTGCCATCGTTATAACTGGAGCCGGTGACATAATGCCCACCCGGTCAGCATCGCCTATGATCGCGCTTGTCACATCACCACCACCGGCAATCAGTCCAAGTATCTGTGATGCCTGTCTGCCATATTCAAGCATCGGCGCGTTCTGTAAATCTATCACGTCGGCTGGTATCATCACCGGCGTATATTGCACCCCGTCATCTGCATAGGCTGCCAACTGTACGAGTGCGCTCTGTTGCCCACGTTCCACCGCGTCCCTCACAATATCCGCTGTTATCGCGTCTAGTTTGCGCTGCGTGTTAGTCAGCACACCACGCGCCTCTGCTTTCATCGTGCGTCGTTTCGCCTTTAACACCCCGCTCATCTCGCGTCTAGCCTTGCGGTATACACTCAGCATTTGCCCGCGTGGATGTTGTGTGCTGCCCAGGTAATGACCTGTCGCCCACGCTATCCATTGCGCCATTTTCAGCGCATCCTTGTGTGCCTTGCTGAGAGGGTTAGGAGCCATTAGTCTCTACGCATACCAGCTAGGAAAAGAACGAAATATCTTTGCCGCACGATTATAGCCAAGATTTTCCAGAAGGAATGTGGCTATTTCTTTATCTACGGCCATGTGCCCTGTCTCCTCATCAAATGGATGGCTTTCAATGTATTCATAAACCTCATCATCAGTCATCTCAAGTACGTCTATCTTTGGTACGCCAAGAGCCTCAAATAGCATACATATTAAAATTGCCTCATTCGGTATTTCTGCCATCATCCTATCCTTTCGGCGTTACCCGCCACGCTCAATCGTTCTGTTAAGTTGAGGTGATGAATCAACGATCCCCCCTCAACCGCTTCTATCCACGCTCCACACCAGCACATACCATCATCGTTGTATACGTGCTCGTGCGTATCATCAAACGGTGCTACATGCACAATATCGTACCTTTCTGGATCATAGGCAACCATCCATTTCTGATTACCCACCACGCATCCTATGTAATAATAGCCATTCTTCCATTTCGTTGTCGGGTCTATTAGTGCCGTAATATCTAGCAAAGAAGTAATTGAACGCATTAGACCTATCCATCCATTCCTTGATAGCTGCGTCTGTCATCTTGGGTTTCCACAAGTCGCAATCGCGTATATCCCGGTAATAGTCTAATAAGTTTGCCGTCATTCTCTGTTCTCCTCATTCATCAGCATACCTACGCCCTGCATAGCCCGGTGCTCAAGGTATTGCGGGTCTTTCTCGGCTTTCTCTATTTCTTCCTCAGTCAGACCAGCACGACGCCACAATACGCTATCCGGTACGTTCAGCTTCTCGCTCATTACACCCAGGCGAGTTATCAGCTCAGTTTCATCACGTACCGCAGCAGGCTTCCACTCGGTATCGATAGACTGTTCCTCATCCAGCTTACCCTTGCCGAAGTCGTTAGTGAGCTTGATGCCCATTTTCATCACGTCTTCCCAGGAGTTACCGAAATATACCTGGGTAGACTCAGCATCAGACACAAGCCCGCTTTCCTGCTGTTTTAACGTGCCCTCACTGGCAACATGCCCCGTAAGCTGGAAGCGTGATAGCGGTGTGTTTGATATTCTAGCAATATCCACGACAATATCATTCTTGTATGCAAGTAGCCCAGTAATATCACCCGGAGCAATGCGCCCTATTTTAGCGTCGGCGTTATCGCTTTGGATGAATGTACCTGGTCCAACTTCGACATTCCCGAAGTCATCACCCGTGCCCCACAATATCGGGAATGCGGACGTATCGGCTACACCCACAACGTCTATCATTGCCTTGTTCAATTCGTTCTGCTTTGGTATGATGTCGCTTATGCGTGACTTGCCAAAGTTGTACCCACTCGCCCGATAGGCAAAGTGAATGATCGGCACACCTCTTGGACTTCCATCACCCCGCAGCCACGGTATAGGCCATTGTGGATCGTCGTCATCCTGGTATTGCTCCCAGTCTCCACCGACCTCATCAGCGTTGCTAATATACTTCTCGATGCGGTCAGGATAATACAGGTTGATGCGCCTTACCTTCCCCGCGTCTGACGTTGGGTTAGTAATCACCCATCTCTTAGACGCAAACGCCACAACACCCCGGCGCTCATCTGAATAGTGAATCTTTACACCGTCGCTGCCATCATAGGCAAGTTCCATTGAGAAGCGTGGTATTTCGTCCTCATCATTCCATTCGACAATGACAAAGGCATCACCGTCACGGATAGACGACAAGTGAACGTCACCCTGTACACCGTCCATCCTGTTTGTCTTCCACCATTCTGACAGTGTTTCTACGAGTGTATCATCAGCGTTAAAGCCAGTGACCTTGAGCCGTTCAGCTAGAGCATCTACGGGTATACCGCAATAATTACCCCTAAACTCCTCATCGCCTTTGACCTGTAACACCCTACGCAAACGCTTGGTTAGTTTCGTCGCCTGTTCGCCGTCGTAATAATCACGGTATAGGGCATACCGGCGCTGGCGTTCCGTGTCAATGCCGTATAGGTGTTGCAAAAATGACTGTCTGACTAATACTCTGGCATCATCAGGCATACCGTACCACCCTCGCTTTTGTGCGTTTCATAGCCGCCTCCATCAATCCGTACCGTGCGGTGTCATAAGGATCATCGCCGCCGTTTCCTTCCTCATCACAATCTACTTTTAGCACGTCCTCTGGTCTGCGTGGATCGTGCTGCATCTCTGGTAAACATTCAATCAATCGAGCGCATCTAGGGTGTATGAACAGCGTCGGTTTAATGCCCTGCTCAGGATCGCCCAACCGTTTCAGTATCTCGGCTGCCCCGTTCACCCTGTCCATCTGCGCTGCCTCAAAGTCAAGGTTCAGCTTCTTGTACTGCTCTGCTATCGTTGCCTCATCACCGCGCTTTGCGAAGATGTCTGCACCCGCTACACGCTTGCTGATAACCCGTGCCGCGCTGCGTTTCACCATCGCCTTTATTGCGTCCGCGTGTGACTTGACCAACCACTTGCGCTCTGCGTGTTCGGCTTCGATATACACGTTCCCGTCACCGTCTATGCCTATAAGGTAGACTACTGTGTAATGCTGATATCCAAAGTCCATTGCTAATATCCAGCGCCAAGATGATGACGCCTCGTACTCAACGACGTGCGTCTGTGCGTCAAACGTGGTGAAGAACTGACCAGCCGCTATATCCCAGTCACCATCACGCCACGCTCTACCTAACCACCCGGTTAACCGTTCCAGATACCGAATGTATGAATCACTGTTATATTTATTATCATGATAATTAGCGAATATAAACGCTGTTATGTCCTGCTCACCACGTCTGCTTGGCTCTATAAATCGTTTCTTAAACCAGGAATGTCCAATGCCCCCTGGATTAGTTGAAACATAGACTCTCTCTCTCCATCCGTCTTTAGATGACCGTTTGGACCCTAGCAGTTTGTCGTATGTGTCTTTACTTAGTAAGGTACATTCCTCAATCGCTATTGCGTCATATTCGATGCCCAGGTATTTGCCGATATCCTTTTCAGAATAAAAGCCACCCAGGACAATGCGTGATCCGTTGGGCAATAATAGCCTGCCGTTCCCCGGCTGATAATACTGGTAATACTGCGGGCACACTTTTGTTATCAAATCCTCGAAGCTCTCACGCGCACTACCGGCTATACTGCGGAGGAATAAGCCCTTGAATCCAGGCTGCCTCTCACAGTCGTCTAACACCATCTGAGCCATAATAGCGTGGGACTTTGCTCCCCCGCGTGATCCGCCCATACCAATCTCATCTATCGCGTTATGTGCGTCTGCTTGCCGTGCTAATGCGTGAAACTCTAACTGTTTGGGCTGCGGTATGTACCCGCCCTTGATGAAGTTCTGTATCTGGTCGCGTGGGCATCCTGCATCCTTTGCCGCCTGCGCTAATCGTTCCCAGCTATTCGCTGCCATAGACCTTCTTCAATGCCTTCTCAGCCCGTGCCGGTATTAACGGTGCTCCATCCTTACCCGTAATCTCTACCGCGTTTGGAACCTTACCAAATGCAATCTCCATCGCCGACTTGACCAACTGCGGGTTGCTACTCTTGAACCAGCTCCGCAGCACCGCCTCTGCCACCGTCACCTTATGCCCACTGATAACCAGGGCTTCGCCATTCTTGTTCTGCGCTTCCTCGTGCGCTATCTGTTGCGCCAATGTACGCAGCGCATCGAAGGACTTCGGGCGTCCCTTGCGGTTAATGCGCGGGTCGCCTTTGACGAATCCACCTTTTCCTGTTGGGTTTGTCATCTTATATCAACTTGTATAACTAGATTGAGAGCGGTCACTAGGGATTGAACCTAGCCCCCCCGCCTGGACGGCTGGTGTGTCACCATTGACACTTTGACCGCAAGTATCCTTCTTTGGGTATGGTTGCGCTAACTTTACAATCTGTCGTCTCATCGCTTTGTCTAGTGGGTAAAGATAACGATATTTACCATTCCTCCATACTTTTACGCAGTCATAAGTTTTTATATATTTCTGATGATTATTTGGGTCTGGAGAAACACGTCGAGGATGCCATAATTTCCCTTTTGTGTCCCTGTAAAACCAGCAACCAACAGTTACACCAGTAAATATCCAATTCCCCGCCTGGTATATAATTCCAAAATGAGATTCATCAGGGTCAGCGAATGATACAATTAGGCGTAAACCTGGATTACTAATTGATAACATTTTAATTGCCTTAGATACAATTTTGGTAACACTTGAAACATGTTCTCGTAAAGCAATTCTTACCAATTCGCATCCTTGTTCTGGTTGCAGCTTATATGGTTGTACTAATTTTCTTGTCGCGCCAACTCCAAAAATAACAGTACCAATAAAGTTTATATCTTCCCACACGCCTATTTTTACCAGCTTCGATTTAGGCATTCTCTTACTGTAATGCCAATGTAGCACCGCGTATTTAGCGGCTTCATAACTGCACCAATCAACACGCAATTCTTTCATTCTGGTATAAACTCCACTCCGCAGTGTGGGCAAGTTATCGGTGACTTCTGGTCTAGTCTTGGTTGTTCACTCTCATCTACTGGTTCAAAGGTTGGCGTTTCTGCCTCTAGCATCAGCGATAGATTAGCCGCATCGTCGTTCCATTCTGTGAGCGTGTCGGTGTTGAAGCCCCAGCCCTGCAATTCCTCGAAGTCCCACGATGCGAGGGCGTCCCAGTCCCAACTACCTACCGCGCCCGTGTGCAGCATAGCCGCGAGTTTGCGGCGTTCACCGTCAGACAGTTGGCGTGATGCAACCCGCACATCCACCTCGTATTCCTTGCCGTACCTGTCGAGGGCAGCCCACACTTTCGTGCGTTGATGCCCGTCCAGTATGTCGTTATCGGGTCCAATAGCGATAGCCTGTATCTGCCCGAAATCATCAAGCGATTCGCCCAACCGTGCGGCGTCAGTCTTTGTGATGTAACGCGGGTTATCTGCCCACGGTACAAGGTCAGACAGATTGCGGCGTTCCCTACTCCACTCTATCGTCACGATCTAGCGCCCCCCGTTATCACGTTAAACGTTAAACTCTTTCGGGAAGCCGCCAATGTTGTCAACGAATGCCTCAACCTCATCGCTGACTGTGGCTGCTAACGATAGAGCCTCTTGCTTATCTGCCTCTTGTGCTAACGCTTCCTCAAGACCCACGTTGTCCCAACCAGGTGGCGCGCACGCCTTGAGTAATGCGACAACCGCAGCGCCACCAGACGACAGCGCCGTGCGTGTTTCCAATGCCGGTGTTGAGATAGTCTTGTGCCTACCCGGTATAATAGCGCCGTCATCGTCCAGCGCCCAAACGTCCCAGTTAATAAACGGGTCTTGATTGCCGTCGATGTAAGGTTCCTGTGTTAATGCCTTAAATTTCTTCGTCATTGTCTCTCCTGTGGGTTATCGTAATAATCTAATATCGCTTCAATCCAAAGTGCTACGTACGCGACTGCTAATCCGCCTATTACCAGATAGACTATCATACTGGATTAGAAATCACGCCGTCAAATTGCGCCGTGTCGTCATTCTTGTGACCAAAGTTAAGGTCGTTTGTTGGAGCCGTCGCAAATGCTACCGCACCCGCTGCCAGAGCTACTATCGCCCCACCAATTCTGAGCGACGCGCCCGATCCGCCATACTCCACCTGGTATTGCAATAAGGTATCTGCAAACGTAACACCTGTTGCGTCGTAATCGTCTGTGACCTCACCCGCCCCCTGTGCGTTGTAGGCTATCGTCATTGTGTTAGCCGCTGATTCATACACTCTCAAATAGTTGTTGGCGTCCTCGTACATATCGAGCAAATACCCCTCTGCGTTGCCGAACTTCGCCCAGTCAGCGGGGTTGTGTCGTGCCGTTGCGCCAAACTTGATAGTGCCAGCGGTTGCTGTTAGCATTGTGTCATCCGTTGGCTGCGTTAGCGTGTCCAGTCCGTCAACCCGTAGCCCCGTACCCTCTGCGCTGTTCGCTTCACTTGCTGGTGTGGCGGTCAAACTTACAGCGTCGAGTTCAAAGGCGTACAAGTCGTCGGCGTAACCGACTGCGCTATTACCGTAAATATAAGTGTAGAATTGAGCTGCGCCTGTCTTCTCTCTTGCCACCATACCGACAGATGACCATACTCCAGCAGTTCCACTTAGGTCGCTAACTGTTAATATTGATTTTTGGTCTGATGCCCAGTTAGTCGCTGTTTTATACACAATCGTATTGTATATAGCTCCGCCTAAACCTATAAAGGTTCCTGGCGCTATCGCGATGGCGTTTGAAAACATGCGCTCGTTTGCTATAGCGCCAGCGTTAAACTGAATACATTCAGACCCAGAGTGTATAATAGCGCCACCAGTGCTTGAGGCTTGAGTGTCACCTGCATCTAAATTTATATTAGACCATCCAGTCGGCACCCACGGGTCGCCTGCCCCCGCTACCATACTTGGATTCGTCAGCAGGTTATCTTGCTCCTCAGCCTGCACCCAGTACGTAATATCTGCTGCCGTTGCGTCCGTGTTAATCAGCTTGATACGAATGGTTGTGCATCCAGCCGGAGCCTCACATGTGAATATAAACACCTCTGGTGCTGCGCGTGTGCTTGCCGTTGAACCTGTCAACTGTCCAATTTCAGCCCCGTTGTCCTGATCCCAATAAACGACTTTCGGCACACTCGTACCGTCTGAATAGCCTATGTGACGCCCAACTATGTCATCACCAACACTGACCGTAATATCCTTGTAGATGCCCTCGTTAGCCGCGTCGCTTGTGACCTTGTACCCACCACCACCGAATATCGATTCGGCTGCTGACAATGCTGCTACCGCTGTTGGCGTTCCTTCGTCTGCCCATCCATCGTTGCCGTATGTGCCATCCAGCATAAAGCCACCGACACCAAGTAGGTTGCTTGAATGAGGATGCGACCAGGCGTGCCCTGCACCCGTTGCCAATGCGCCAGGTGTTGCGTTGGTTGGTAGTGATAACGTTGTATCCCAGCTACCGTTGACCACTTCGCTCATATCGGCAAAGTTACCGCTGTTGTAATGTCCTGCGATAACGTCAGTGCCATCACCCTGTAAGTCGATGCCGTATGTGCCGTCAAAGACTGGATAGCGGAGGACTGTTAGGTTTTCAATGCGGGCGTTGGCAGAAAGGGTGTTCACTGGCGCTGTAATGTGTCCAATGTCCAGTGCCGCATCCGGTGCTGATGCTGTCGGCTGTACGGTAATATCAAACTCGTGTACATCGTTAATAGATAGACAAGAATAATTTGTACCGTCCAGTTTGTTATTAACATCCCATCTAATCACTATCGCATACGTTGTCCCTGCTACGGTTGTATGATCGACTAGAAGATTCTGCCCGCCAATCTTCCCGACAAATCGTTCCTGATCGTGTTGATAGTCAAAGAAATAGGCCTCATTGATATAAAATATGTACTCATCATAGTCCTGCGCTGCAACCCTGCTTTTCTCAGGTGTCCACAATAATGCAATCGTGCCTTGATAAGGGTCAAAGTTATCGTAGAAGTAGTCAACCACCTGACTGCCGCGTGCTAACGATAATGTGTCGCCATAACCGCTACCTGCGTATGCACCCTGTATCATCGGAGCACCAGCGAACAACGCCCCTGCCCGTACCGCCATGCCAGCGGTGAACGTGGTCAGCGCGTCGTCAAAGAGGAACGGCGCAAGACTATCCTTCTTGCCGAATAAAATCATCCTTCTATGTCGATTCATTTGCCCTCACTGCACAATCGTAATGCGCTTCTCTGACGGGAAGAATAATAATTCAATCGGGCCTAGAGCCTGCGGGTATAATCCCTTGCGCTCCGGATAGCCGGTCAACCCGTTCATAAATGCGCCCACGTTGATAAATACTTTCTGCCGTTCCTCGATTACATTCTTCCGTGTTGCCAGTCCTGCTACCATCTTTTGCAAGACCATCTTCGTGTGACTGTGACCTACTGCGTATATATCCGCTTCCCATCCAATAGCCAACCGTTCAAGGTTCAATGCCTTCGCCCCTGCCAGCTTGCCACCTGTCGCTCCGTGTGACACATATATTGTTTGCGTCCAGGTGTTCGCCACTTTACCGCCTGACACTTGCCTGAATCGTAAACGAATGAATCCGCTGTACCCTAACGCCCGTTCCTTCTCAAGTTTCATTGTGGCGTTCAGGCTTGCGTATATATCGCGTTCCGTGTGCTTCTGTAACGTCGCTTCGTGATTGCCGTATAACCGCGCTAAACAGTTACCGCCTAGCTTCCCGAAATAGTGTTTATACCGTTCTGTTTGCGCCTTCGGTATATCTACCAGGTCAGCCAGGTCAATCCACTCTGGTAACATACGCGGGTCAAACCGTGGATCACGCATATTTATCGCGTCTATGCTATCGCCCAGGTCTACCCAGCCCACGTTATCGCCGTTGAGCCTCTGCGCTACACGCTCCACCAAGTCCTCATCTACGTTGACCGCGCCCAGGTGCAAGTCACCCAATAACACCAATGACCACGGACCGTGCCAGTTGTCTATGACGTGTTCGACAACCTTCAAAGCCCCGCCTCGCAAGCCAGACGGTATGCGTCCATTGTCACCGGCGTAAACGATCCGCTCTTGTCGTTCCTGATTTCCTCTAGCAAATAACCGATGTATTTTAACAAGAATTTTATCTGTCCTTTGTTCACCTGTCTGTCCTGCTCAAGTGAACTAATTCTAATTTCAAGGTTATCGATTGCGTGGTCTTTTGACCCAAGTAACGTGACGTAAGTTTTCTGTATGCGCTCGGTTATCTGAGAATATATGTCGTCTATCTCTGCCCGTTTGACTGCGCTCTCAGCTTTCTTCGCTTTAGCCGTTGTAATCGCAACATATAAACCGCTTGCGGCTGAGATTAAAATAGCCAGTGCCGATAAGACGGCGAGTGTCGTTTCATTCATCCATAGTCGCACCTACGAACAGGATAAACACCAGCATAAATGTCAGTGTTTGAGCCGTAATCAGAATCGACATTGCATTCAACGCTATTGGCTCAAGCGCGTCCAATGCTCTCAATGCGTAGAACAAAACCCACTCCAGCGGCACGATAGCGCCTATCATCGAAAAGCCCTTGTATCGCGTTGTGCGGGTGCAAAACCTGAACAGTAGGACAGATATTGATACCGATAACAGCACGGTATAAATTCTGAACCCGTCAAATATTGCGTCGATCATCCAACAAAGTCCGGTTGCCCCGTTTTCAATTCTTCCAACACTGCCTCAAGGTCGTATGACAAGCGGTGAATAGCGTCCATTAGTTGTTGCAAGTCAATCGCCTCAATGCGTTCTGGATATTCGATTTCGTCCAATTCAATTCGCCTGCACATAATATTCCTTCATTCCCTATTCCACAATTCGCCGATATACCTGTTCAAATTTACTATATCGCGCCTCATGTCTTTAATCTTTTCTTCGACAAGAATATTGACATAGTAATAGCAATCACGACAAAACCACTCATAATCCACTTGAATAACATCATCGCCAGAATCATCGTACTCTTTTTTGCAAATAGGACATATAAATTTGTAAATCTCTCCACCTTCTTTCGACGTTACCAACAACGCACCATCCTTTGCACGCTTGACAACAGCTTCTAACTCTGCCAAATCTTCCAACTTTTCACGTCTGCTTTTTAGCTTTGATATCATCCCTATCCTTTCGCGACCATCATTTTCAATCAGCCCTATAATTAACCGTACTTTCCCAATGCGCTGTTGGCTGTCCCTTATGCCCTCTAAGTTTCAACCTAGCATCACGCCGTCTGGCTTTGGACAAACAACGCTTCCACCATCTACCTTGACCGCGTATGTTGTGCCACCCTCTATGAAAGCTATCTTTGATCTGCTCAGAATACTTGCCCTCAATCCTGTGTATATGGTGACGACGTATCGGGTTTATAGCTCCTGTCATCTCTACCCCTTTGCGACCATCGCATCCACACGCGCCGGTGATAAATGCGCCTTGAGATATTCAACAGGGTCAACCCAACGTTTCGGTGTCAACCAGTCGCGTTTTATTTCGTCAAGGCACATATCAAAATGTAGGTGGTCGCCTTTAGATAGCGATTGCCCCCAATCTGCAAACGTGCCCAGTCTGTCACCTGACTTCACAGTTTCGCCAAGCATCACGCAAGGGATGATGTGCCCGTATCGGATCCACAGCGGACGCCCTTCGTGCAATACAGCAATAACCAACATCGGCACACCTGACCAGGAATCCGTGCTATACGTCACCATTCCATCAGCGACGGCATAGACCGATAAACCCAGGGTACGCTCCAAATCGCCGCGTGGAGGAACGTCAATGTTTATATCAATCCCGCTGTGCTTGTGCCCGTTGTTCAGGCTGCCGTCAAGAGAATGCACATACGAGACATACCACATTTCTGGCGGGTACTGCTGGTGATGCCCCACCGGGAATGCCCACGCATCCTCAACCGTCTTGAGCGTGCAGATATAATCCACACCGTTCCAGGTTACAGGTACAGTTAATGACATTATGAAAAGCAATCCCACTCATCAGGAGGTAGTCCTTCGTCCTGCGTGAGTTCGGTAATGCTGCCGTGGTTGCGTATAACGGGTTCGTGATATTCGTCTTTGTTTTTATCCATCTTATCCTTTAACTGACTTCCACTGTTCTGCTAGTTTCATTGTGCTTGCCACGCCATAGTTAATGTGCTTCACTTCACCATCAGCGTCCATTATCATTGTGGTGGGTAGTGACATCACCTCGTAAATCTCTGCCATCCCTGGATTCGCGTCAACATCGACTTTCTGGATTGCCTGCTGAATAGTAAAATCCAGGTGTGACATAGCTCTGGATTGTGCCGCGCAGCTAGGGCACGAAGCGCCGGTGAAGTATAGAATGC